CCTCTTGCCCCTTTTCTCTGCTCGGCGCAGGATTCCCTGACAAGCTGTGGGGCTCAAAAAGAACCGCTGCTGCACTGCGCCAGTCTCCAAGACATCCGACAACGAACACACGACGGCGTCGCTGGGCCACTCCGAAGTATTGAGCGTCCAGCACTCGGTAAGCGAACCCGTACCCGAGTTCTGCCACCGCCCCGAGGAAGGAGCCAAAATCCCTTCCTCCAGATGAACTGAGGACGCCCGGTACGTTTTCCCAGACAAACCATTTGGGCTTAAAGCGGTCAAGAATTCCGCAATAGACGAGGGCGAGGTTTCCTCGGGGGTCTTCAAGACCTTTGCGTAACCCGGCGACGCTAAAGGACTGACAAGGGGTTCCTCCGACAAGAAGGTCAACTGGGTGCTCAAAATTCCACTCCTTATATTTGGTCATGTCGCCCACGTTTGGGACTGATGGGTAGTGATGCGCCAAGACCTCAGACGGGAATGGCTCAATCTCTGAAAATGCAAGGGGAGACCACCCCAGCGTGTGCCACGCCACGGTCGCTGCCTCAATGCCACTGCACACGCTTAGGTATCTCATTGCTGCAAAGCCCCTTTTATTTTCGGTTTTGCCAAGGCTTTGCGGCTTTCGCAACATCTGGCGCAGAGGAAGGGCGTGCGAGCGGTGCCGCGATGGTCTTGAGCGACGAGGTGTACTTGACGCGATTGCGCGTCGGGTCGTTCTTCTCAAGGCCCACACCGATCACAAGCGACGAGCCAATCAGCTCGTCCGTGTCGCCGCAGCTGGGCTTGCCCAATGTGGCCAGGCAAAGCTTGGCAAACTGCTGCTCACCAATCTCCTGGGCCTTCGGGTTTGAATTGACCAGGTTGTAATTGGCCCAGACCTTTCGATCGGCGTACTCACCACCGGTGATCAAGTACTCCACCGAAACGTAGTAGCCAGTGCCGGTCTTTGTTTCGCGGTAGTCGGCGTCGGTGATCGTCGCGTCGTACTCGCCATCGGGTAATGGCTTGCGATCGAAGTCGTTGTTGTTAAGCTCTTCGACGTCGCCGCCGTATGTAAATCCGAGTTTTGCCATTTAAGTTTCCTCTTCGTGTTTAAAGTTAGGCGCTTAGACGCGCGGACAATTGCTCTGAAAATGCGTCCCACGAAAGTGGGCAGTCCTCCAGACCAAATCGATTACCACTCGGGTACGCTGGGTGCGCCTCGAGGTACAGCATGCGTTCGCCAGTCTTTAGCGCTTTGGTTTCTTTGTTGCCAAACCCTGCATCTGTTTTCTTGATCGCAATACGGTGGGCAGCAAAGCCAACGATGTCGGCCCACTCTTCGACCAGGGCAGAGGCGCGGTTGTGCAGCTTGAGAACCCAGGCGTCATAACCCTCATGCGTGGGCGACTCGATGCGCTGCTGCTTAACGTGACAGATCAGAATCACGCCCATGCCACGCTCGCGGCGTAAAGCCTCAAGCCCATCGAGCAGGTTTTTCCACTCGGCTGCTGCCGCGACATAGCCCTTGCCAAAGCCTGGCGTCTCGATGTCCTTCCAGCCGTTGGCCTTGCAGACATGCGCCTGGATCAGTGGCTCACACCAGTCGAGGCTGTCGAGAAAGACGTTCTCGAACTTGTGATCGTCATTTAGTAGCGTGCCGATCGCGGAATAGATGTCGTCTAAAGACTGAGCAATCGGGAAGGCGTCGGCGTCAATGCCGCTCATGCCGTCTTCGGTCAATATGCCGATCGAGTTCGGCGCCATCGCGGCGAAGGTTGACTTGCCAATCTTGGGCTCGCCGGCCAGGAGGATCTTTGGCGCCTCCATGCGCTTGGTCTTGCTGATACTGCTTAAATCGAACGACATAGTTTCACTCCTCAATTTCAATAGAGACGCCAGTCTTCTGAGGCTTAACCTCAACAGCGCGGGCGATTTGGGACCAGAGCGCGGGTTGCTCTGAACGGATTTTTTTAAGGCGCGTCTCGTCAACCTTAAGCTCGAGGCGCAGTGGACGAATGTCGTCTGGCCAGCTCTCGGTCATCTCATCGAGCTTGATGCGGTCCACCTTGTAGGAAAGCTTGCCGACCGTGGTGATCTTGATGCCGTCACCGATGTCGGTCGTGGTGGAGCCCTCTTCCTTGGTGTTTACAAGCTTGACCAGCTGCTCCTCGACCGCAATGCGGCGCAGGTTGGCCAGGCGCTCATCGGTCTTAGCTGCGAGCCATTCGTTGGTTAATTCCTTAGCTGTTGGCATAATCTCAACACTCCATTAAAAACAATTAACGACAGGTGTGCCACCAGGCGCTATGCATACAGTGCAAAACCGGCCTGTGTTGTGGTCGTAGTAGGTAGTGCAGCTCTGTGCGATGGCGTCCACGCCAAAAAAGCACGCCGCGACGATCGATAAAGCTACAAAGGACTGCAAAAGAAAGCGGGCAAATTTGTTCATAATTTCCTCAGTGCAAAATTGCGCAGGCAAGGCCAACTACAAGCCGGTCTCGATCAAGCCACGCGACGTAGGGGCCATCAATCATCATTTGGCCGTAGATGCAATCGACTAGCTCGAAATCGTCCAGGACATGATGGTAGCCACTCAGGTGATACAGCCGCATCTCGTTAAAGAATTCCTCGCGGCCTTCCTGGTCAAACACCTCGATCATGTCCTGCGAGTCGCGGGTGTCGAGTTCGATCACATGTTCATACTGCATGACAATCTCCATAAGTCTTGTAGGCAGCTGGCATGAATCCCAGCTGCTCTACTTTATTCAAGACAGAACGAAATTTTTACTTCTTTAAATTCGATCTCGACCAGGTGCTCGATCTGTTGCCAGAGCAGCGGCATCTCTTGTCTAATTTTTCTGATCCTGTCTTCGTCCAGCACTGGGCCCAAGTAGGCGGGCTGGATCTCTGTGGGCCAGCTCATTGTCGCCATCATTAAGGCGCCTGGGTCGGCCCTGTAGGAGTACAGGCTTGTGGCCTGCATCCTTGTACCAATTGAGTCGAGCATCTTTATGCTCGCCTGAGCTTTCATTTTCTTTGCTTGTACTTCTAGTTCGTTTGCGGCTTTCAGCGCGTCAAATAATTCGTGCAAATCCATTTTCTGGGTTCCTGTGTTTTTGTTTAAATGAGGCAGCACAAGATATAGTTAAAACCAAACCGAAATTTCAAAAGCCTTAAACCAATTGTGATTCGATGCTAAAACCAGCAAAGTAGCCGAGCCACATGACCCCTACCATACCCAGCGCAAAACACACACCGCCCAGCCATGCGCCAAAAGGTATACGCTCCTGTGGTGCGTGATAGGTGTCTAAGCCGCTTGCCCTGCGTGTGAACTTCAAGGTGTGGTTTTGGTGCGAGTAATCGGGGAGGTGTCCCCAGTTGTCGTTGCGTGCCATTCTTGTGTTCTCCAAAAGTTAGGCGTTGTGGTTTTGAAAAAAGAAGTGATAAGAAATATTGATGGCCAACCAAGCGCAGCCAAGACCCAGAAATATTCCAAGCAAGCCATAGCTCGAGATGCCAATCGCAGCGCCTGCGATCGAGACCGTGATCACCAGGGCGTGCATGCAGACGTTCATAAAATTTTTGAATTTGGGGAAACTGCGGTAGAGCTCGGTCATGATTCCGTAGGCAAACATGACGATGGCTGTTGCGATGAGTGCGTCTTTCATTTCGTGTTCTCCGCTGTTAGGTGGGGCTTGCGCCCCCATTATTAAAAAATGTTGATGTTGATCGCGACAGAATTTGATCCTGCAAATTTTTTGTTTTTAATTTTTGGTTGATTCACGCCATCCCATTCCCATCGGTAATCGGGATAAGCCTCATGCGCTCTGTCCAAACTCTCTTTGTCTGTTGTCTTGCAAATGCTGCAAACGTAAATTGATGGAGTGGTTTTTGTGTAGATGTTTAGATATTTCATGTTGCTTTCTCCGTTTGTGTTTGTGTTGAACTGATGCCATTACAGCATGGCATTGAGAAAATCACAACAAAAAGAGGAATATTTATATTTATTGAAATTAGGGATCAATAGCTTTTAACTATTCCGTGGGGTGCTGCTATAGGGGGCGGATCCAGAGCACTGGGCTTGCCCAGGCGATGACCTGGTTCTCTAGGGGATCGGCCGTTGCATTTAGTGGGTAGATGTTGACTGTGTTGGCCTTGTACCCACGGCGTACCAGGCAGGTTAGGTGCTCCTGCTCGGTGAGCTGCACAAGCGCTGGGCGATCGATTACGTTCTGTCCCGTTGTCTTCTCGCCAGAGACAAAGACTAGCCATCCGTCTTGGCTTGCACCAGGCTGGCGTACCTGTAGGCAAAATGAATCAGCTGGCACATCGGCCGGGGCAATAGCGGTCTCGAGCGTCTTGTCATTAGAGAAAGTCACGCGTGACTTCTCGCCTATGAAACCTTTGATTTTTACCTTGCGAACGTCATCGGTGACATCGATGCCTGCGTGGCGCATGACCTCGGCCACAGAGACGTTGAAGATGCTGGCGATTTTGTGAACCTCGCCGGTGGTGATTTTCCGTCTGCCGCTTAACATCAACGTAACGGCCGAGGGATCCAGGTCAATCATTTTCGCCAGCGTGCGCTGCGAAATCTTGATGGCCTGAAGTC